TCAAAATAAAAATCCATTTGAAATATCTTCTAACATAATCATCTTTTCCGCTTCTTTATTAATTGACTCCTTTTCTTTGTTCAAATATAAAAACGAAGCAACTGCATCTAAAATTTCATTGCAAAACTCTCTCACATCTAACTGAAGTACGGTAATACCATTATTTATACTAGAGTTACGGTGAACAAACCAACCTTCTGGCGCATGTATAAAACGAAACTTATTTAATATTTCTCTAGCACTGTGGTTTTCTAGGTTATCAGAACCATTATGTAGATAAGCACATCTCAAAGCATAAACATCTCCAGATTTCATTACGTTTTTGTAATCGTCATGTATATCAAAAAAATATTCATCTAACCATTTTTTATATCTCACTTTACTCTTTTCTTTTATTTCAGGATATTCGAGAGTGCTACATAAGTCGGGCAAAGATAGTGCTAGAGTAAGAGCAGCATAATATGCTTTGTTGTTTAAACATTGTTTCACATCATTTATCATTGGAGCTATTTTTTCTTGCATTGTTGACGTCATTGCTTCCCCTCCAATATTCTTTAGTTTAATTGTCCCCTTTATTATCCTCTAATTATTTTATATTGCAACACAAAAAAGCCACCTCAGTCAAGAAGTGGCTTTTTAACATTTTTTCTATTTAATTGTTGCTCCAGTAGATTTAGCAGCATAGATTGCTACATTACCAAACGCGCTTGTTTTAATTTGATACACATCAGTAGTTAACATTTTGATGATCTCATAGTCTAATCCACCATATTGAGCAGGCGCTAATAATCCAACTTCTTTACCAGTAGTGTATGGTCCGGAAGTTTTGTAAACTCTCCACGTTTTAGCGGATTTAGGTAAATAAATACTTTTCTTTTTGGAAACAGCTGGTTTAGGTTTAACTGTTCCAGCAATATTAAGTTTGTCACCTGCATGGATTAGATCTGATTTTAAACCGTTCAATGATTTAATTGTTTGTACATCTGTACCGTATTTTTGAGCGATATCCCAAAGAGTATCACCTTTTACTACTGTATGGGTTCCGTTTGATTTACTTGGAGTAGCTGCAGGTTTTGAAGCCACTGGTTTAGCAACAGTCGCAGATGCGTACTTAGGTCTAGCATATCCACGAATGGTTCCATTACCAACTTTAATCACACGACGTTTAACAGCATTACCATAGTTACCTTCAATAGTAGTAATTGTAATACCATTTACTGATTCAACAAACCCAATGTGATCTGCAAAGCCATCATTTGATTGAGTAGTATCGCCCCAGTTATAAGTGATGATATCACCTGGTTTAGGAGTTTTACTGCCATTTTCATCCCAGATACCTAGTTTCTTAAAAATGGCGATATGTCTTTCAACTCCACATTCCGTTCCTGATAAAGCAGTTGCTCCAGCTTCAATAAATACTTTAGAAACGAAAGTGTCACACCAGTCGTCATTGTATGTGACTTTATACCCAACCGCCAAAGGTTTATGAGCATTGTATGCATCAATAATTTTCTTGTGTCCGCCGTTCGATTCAGTTGTACCGATATATTTCTTTGCAATTGTTAAGATATTTTGTGCTGTTGTCATTTATTTTTCCTCCTCGTTCAATTCGATTACTCCAACTTTGGTACTATTAAATGCGTCATTCATTGATTTTACAGATGCTTCAATTAAGTTCTGCAATTCTGTATCAGTAATATTAATTTTGTTTTCATTTAGCAACTTAATCGCTTCTTTTCGTGCGTTGGCCAACTTGATTGCACCATCCTCATTTTGCCAAATCTGTTCAGCCGCATTGACTGCGAGGTCCACTAGATATTGTTTTTTATCTAATTTTTCCGTTAAACCTAACTCGTCTAGGTATTTAGCCACCTTGCGAGCTAACCAACCAATTAAACCTACTACCATTACTACTAATGCGTTAAATAAAGCTTCTTGTACTGCATCCATCTTTATCTCCTACTTTCCAAATATATTTACTACCGTTTGTATAACTAAGTAACCTGCACTGCCTCCGCCGAAGATCATAGCGATCATCTTCATTCGTGTGTCCGTGCTCAACTTCTTCATTTCTTGTGTGCGTTCGGATTCTTTTTCTCTCGTTGTGGTTACCGTATTAAAGACGTTGCCCATTTGTTCAGATAATCGTTCATTTTGTTTCATCAAACTTTCATTCTGACTCATCATAATTTTAGAACGTTCGGCTGATTGAGCTTGATTAATTAAAACTGAGTCTTTTAATTCTTTAATATTTTTTTGAATATCTTCATTTGATTGTTCCAATTTAAAAATACGCTTTTCGTGATTATCCAAACTAGGTTTCATTTCACTCACATCTCTTCACTCCTTTTCTCAATATAAAAAGACCTACTCGATTGAGCAGATCTTCGTTTTTATAATTTTTCAGTTACCCGACAGTTTGGTTCTACTTTCCTGATTTGAAGACACTTACGAAGTTCGCGAGAAAATAATGATGCATACTTCTGATAAATAATGTACTATATGAATTGACGTTAATACTTAATAGAAAGGAAATATTAATGAATAATAATGAATTAATTACCGTTCCCCATGGAATACATGAAAAAAACATACCTCGAGCTTTTTTCCAAATGATGCATAGTTTCTTAGCGATATTTGTAGTTTCTTGGATGTCTGGAGGATTGTTTTCATATATATCAGATTCCATACCGAGTTTTATAACTTATGCTTTTTATGCAATTTGGTTATTTTTTGCTTTTTTAACTAACTTCCAATTCTTAAAAAGGCTCTTATTTTTAACATGGCCGCTAATATTTTTTTACCTGTACATATTGTACGTTTCAGGAAAAGTATCTTTGGGAACTTATACACATATAGAATTATATTCTCAATCTATTATCTATTTATTAATTACAGTTTCTATTTCTCTGTTTTATCTAACCAGCAATTACCTGATTTCCAGAAAACGTTTTTTAAATTATTTAATTTTAGATTTTTCTATAGTTGGCATAAATACATTGATAAAATTAAATCAAAATCCTGATTTATCGAGATTATTAGCTACCGGAAATGAAGAGATTCTTAGTGAAGGCTATAATGCTGTAGGAAGTTATGCTTTCAACTACTCTATAGTTCCTATTTTGTTACTTTTAGTTTACTTGCTCGTTAAAAAACAAGGGAGAAAGATACATTTGATTTTCTTAGCATTAGGTATTATGGTTCTGTTAAAATCTGCTTTTACATTAGCCATTTTGTTGTTTGCAGTCTTTTCATTATTAATAATGATCACTGACAACTTTAAAAAGAAACCATACGTGAATATTTTTGTATTATCTTTGATTCTTTTACTCTACATTACGGGCTTCCTTTCGAATATGTTTTCTAGTTTAGCGGACATTACCGGCTTATCAACCTCCATAAGAATTCGATTTGATGAAGTATCCGACCTTCTATCGGGAGTTGTTTTCCATGGTAGTGACCTAAGCGCTCGTTTCCAAAGATATACACTGAGCATAGATGCTTTTAAAAATAATGTTTTTGAAGGTACCACATTAGGTGATTTCCAGCCTATCGGAGGCCACTCGTCTTGGATAGATATTTTAGCCTATTTTGGACTTCCTTCTTTGTTATTCTTTCTATTCTTTCTTAATATCTACAAAGTATACAAAAAAATTGTACCTTTCAAATACATCTCACTTGTTAGAATCACATTCCTATATTTTTTGGTTTTAGGAATTCTGAATACTTTATTTTTTTCAACGATTTTTATTACTTGGTTCTTGTTTATGCCGATACTCATTTTATACATAGACAACGAAAAAAAGCTGATTTAATTGTCGGCTTTTTTTTCGTTGTCTTATTGCTTTTATAGACTACGTTAGTATTAATTCAATAGTTCCTACTTTAGTAGTTCCAGAGTTAAATCCTGTTTGATTAAAAGTAACGTAGTAAAGTTGATCATTTACTTTATTTAAAACAACGTTTGTAGGTTTGTTAGGGTCTCCGTAAAAACTTATAGACGATATAGCTATTTTTTCGACTATGAGAAATTCAAAATCTAGATACATAATACCTGTACCTGTTCCCGTTCCTTGAGCGGTAAAAGACTTTGTCATGAGCCCCTCGAATCTATTTTCTGCCTTGTTTACGATTCGATCCATTGCTTTTGGCCATTTATTCAATTCGACAGCACCGACATCAGTATTGATAACTGCGTTAGTTTTAATGCTTATATCAAAAAATTCGAAATGTTCAAGAAAACCATTCAGGTAACTCGATACATTAAAAGTTGATGGTACCGAAATATAAGGAACACCTATAATATACGAATTTCCTTCCAGAGAAATTATTGGCGGGATCTTGTTACCCACTAATCGGATCACGCCAGAATCTTCAACAGATACATCGCCCTGATAAGGAGGTTCTCCCGAACTTAAATGTGAATCACGCATGATGATAGAAGTGTTAAAATTCGGAGTATTTGATTCAACACTATTGCCAGCGTATTGATAAAGAATTGGTATTCCATTATCCTCTCCGCCAAATCGTGTGTTATATGCTCTAAAATGGCCCCAGTTGTCCACCCATCTAACTTTCGCTACACGTTCTGCACCGGTTCCCATCGTCGGAACTCCAACACTATTTTCTATTGTCATACGTCTTTGTTCATTTTTATTCACGAAGACGGGCCGGTTTGGTGAAAAAGTTGACTTATCAATATAAAACCATGAAAAATCAATTACGGCTATGTCACAAACATTGTATAAAACCCCGTTACAATTCATAAACTTAGAAAGTTCAATTTTAATTTGTGTTGATTGGTGATTATCTCCAGTATCCGCCCATGTGTAAATCGCGTAATCGGTAGTTTTGTGGAACTGACAACGACTGATTACAATTTGACTGTTATCCTCATTGTGATTTTGAAAGACAAATGCGTGAGATCCTTTAAAGAATGACATTCCGCTGATGTAAATATTATTTAACGCAAACGTCTTGCTTAAATCTGTGCTAAAATGTGCAATACCTGAAGTCAATTGTTCAACAGAAGGCATACCAACACCAATCATCACAAAATGAGCTGGAATCAAAATGGTTGTGGTTAGTTTGTAATCTCCTTGTGGTACGATTAAATAATTTGTTGAACCAGAACCCCAACCAATATCTGGATAATTCACGTTTTCTAAAGTCGCTATTGCTCGATTGAATCGTCCAGCATCGGTTATTTCGGGATGAATTCTTGGGAAATCAGATATATTAACCCCGATGTCATCTTTTAAACGAATGATAATATCTTCAGTTTGTGCGAATTGTGCGGTAGTGTCATCTTCATTTTTATCTAATCTAGATTTCAAATTAGCAAATATACTTCCATCACTTGTCTTTCTGGCTTCAATTAGTTCCCTTAAAATGTTACCTCCTGGATCTATCCCATAAAGTATTTCTTTCACAGATTCAAACCAAACATTAAAATTACTTTGACCATTTTTAATGAAATCATCTAACAACTTTAATAAATTACTTAACTTATAAATATAAGACTTGCCGTCAATACTTCTGCTCATAAGACTTGAATCTACTTGAAATTCGAAATCTTGTGTAGAATCAATTTTGCTTTCTTCTTGTTTTATGGAAAAATAGCCTTTTTGTCTACCAACTGCTTGCATTGAATCATCATCAAAAGTGTATTGGATTCTGCCGCCTGTATTATTTACAACAACAGCTGGTTTTTCAACCAAATTCAATCCAAAGCTGGCACAAAAATAAACCGTTAATCCTGTTAGATCATACGGCTTATTATTTTGAATGATTTGAAACTCAACTAATTCTGAGTTAACGTTACCTTGTCTTACTTTGATGATTCCGACGTCATTTCTTGGTTCTGTAGTACTTAATACTCCTGACCATTTAGCTACTGCCATTTTCTCAGTCCTTTCCATAGGTTATTTTGTTAACCCTAAATACGGTGCTGGGTCTTGATAAGGACCCCATAATGCTGAACCAACAGAAAAATGTAAATGTGATCCTGTTGAATTACCAGTAGACCCCATTTTGCCGATTTGCTGACCTTTAGAAACGTTGGCTCCTTGTACCTTCATTCGTTCAGATAAATGAGCGTACCCCGTGTAATTTCCATCAGGATGTTTAATAACAATGTATTCTCCGAAACCTCCAGATTGAGCTGAACCCATTGAAGCAATCACTTCGCCGTTTTCAGCAGCGAATATTGGAGTTCCTACAGCATCTGCAAAATCCATTCCTAAATGCGTTCTTGTATTACCAGGGTCCAATGGATCATCTCTGTCTCCAAACCAACTTGAAATACGGTAGCCAGGAGGAACTGGCATGACATATCTTCCTCCACCAACTAATCCATGTAATTTTGTATACCAGTCATTGGCCCAATCAATACGTTCTGGATGGGTATTTAAAGGACGTTCAAAGTTGCGTTCAAATGCCATTGTTGCAGTTGCGATATTTGTTAATTGTTTAAATTCACTTGGACTATATGGATATCCGCCCGTTTGGATGTATTGTCCATTAAACATATCCCATTCAAGTAATTTTAATTGGGTTTCAAGCAATCTGTAATCTCCAGTGATACCTGCAGTTGCCAATTTTTGTTGAATATAGATTCTTCCAGAAGTAACGCCATCTGGAGAAGTCCATTGCACCACTCCGTAACCGACACCAGAACCAGTTTCATCTTTATCCGGATAAATACCAGATTCACCTTGCATATTTCCTAAAATAGCGGCTGCTGCTTGTTCTGTATATCCTTTATCTTTTAAGAATGACCAAACTTGCCAAGCGTTTTTTTCTTGTTCAGTCGTCAATACTGGAGGAGTTCCTGGACTAGTTCCGCCACCAGAACCACCAGTTACGGGTACGCCATCAACAGTTAATCCGCCAGTTATATTCATTGGTCCTTCATGTGACCAATCACCTGCAGTAGTCATTTCTCCTACTAATCTAAAAGCTCCCATAGCTCCAAACGAACCATCATGAGCCCAATCGCCTTTTGAGTTTATGTCTCCATTTTTAAGGAACTGCAGTCCAAAGTCTTTTTTAGGAGAAATCTGAATAGCTTCGCCACCAGTATCTAGGTTAATAAAAATAGACTTGTCAGTGAATAATTCTCCACCGGAAGTCCATCCAAAGGTAGTACCATATGTCCCCATTTGTCCAATTTTGGTGCTGTTTCGCCAAAATTCTAATCCTTGTTTAGTCAGTTCCATTATTTTTATATTAGCATTCCATATTTGCAAGGTACTACCGACTAATTTAAGAACGTCACCAGCTTCGTTGAATGAGTTTTGAAAAACATCGGCTTGGATAATTCCAGACTTAATGAAATCAGCTACAATAACGCCATCTTGTGTCATAGCTAAACCGAACGGACCATTTACTCCAGTACTTGAATAACCTAATCCACCTAAATTCCAACGCCATACTTTTTTAGCAGTGGCCACATCATCAGTATCCATAATCAATATCTCGCTTGGTGCGTTTTTAGGTCTAAAACGAACGTATCCGCCAGTTGTTCCAGTGATCCAATTAGTTGCGTTGATTACTGCACCTAATAATTGTTCAGACTTTTGTTCAATCTTAGTGGCTACTGCTTGTACTGCAGTATTAACAGAACTAGTATAAGTGCCAAGTTCATTTCCCAAGACAACATCTTTATATTTTTTGAGGCGTGGATACCAGGTACATTGAACCATTCTTTCGACAACTTCTATATCAATTTCTTTAAGATTACAATAAGCAGTGTCGCCAAAATGGAGCTTAGAAATATGATCGTATAAATCTTTATACTCTTCAGTATTTTCTAGCATAACCATGTTCACTTCATGAGTAGCTTTAGGTTCATGGATTCGATCCTTATCAAATAAAGATTGACCCCATGCTTTTAATTCAGCAATTGTTTTGCAATCCGCATTTTCTCTCTTAGCTATTTTACGATTGCTATCATTTACTCCACTAACTTCTAAAAAAGAAAATGTAATAGGATCTTGTGCAGCATCATAGTTTGTACCTTCTGGAACTGCTCCGATTAGAAACAAACTATTAACAACACTCATGTCATTTACATTCTCTTCAATGGATTCAAGATTTATTCCAAAATCAATACGATAACCATTGTCTTCACCAATCTTATCTTTCAAGTTCAAAGTGAAATTATCCATATCTAACTCACCACCAGTGACACCTACTAAGTTTTGTTGACCATTATTACTACCAATGATTGCATCGATTACATTTACTTGTTTAGCTGTAAATTGGTGATGTGTAGGAACGGTTGATTTAAATTCAAAACGTTGAGCGAATGCTTGATTAGCTTTAAGGTCATTCATAATTGCTTGGCCGTTACCGTTTTGAGTAAAACTTTTTCCAATAAAATTACGGTTGGCCATGTATCCAATATGAAAAGCGTTAATTGAAATTGTAGTCAAATCTTTAATATAATCTTTTATTTCAAAATACTGCCAGGTATCATTTTCCCAAAGAGCTTTAACAAATTTCCCTTTTTTGATATCCTTAGCAAATTGTCCTTCTAAACTATAGGTGCCAAATAAACTAAATTCACCATTTATCTGTCGGGTTATTTCCGGTTCTGTTACCCAGTCCATCAGAACGTCACCATTTTGGCTTAATTCATTTGGGACAGTTTCATATAAATAAACATTTTCAATCAAAGCCACACACTCCTTAATTTAACTTTAGCTGACTTAAAACTACCCGTTAGCTTAATGATATTCGTTCCTGGATAAAGAAAAGGATAATCACCTTTAGAAAACAGCTTTTTAGTTGGTTGAATAACAACGCCACTTTCAGTATCTACTGTTAGCAGGCCCGTATTAGTATTCAATACAGTTAACTTTCTTCCATTTATCTCAAAGGATATATCTCCACCATTAGAATCAATTTCAAAATACGGTCTAGCATTTTCCATACCGTGATCCATCACAATATTATCTCCTGCTACTAAATTAATAAATTGTTCAGCAACTTTATATTTAAATGGTTGGCATCTAAACGAGATTTCAAAATCATAAAAAACACCCCATTGATTTTTATATTCAACAGGGCGATTTATATTAACTTTTGCTTCAACATATTTATCGACATCGTTATGTGTGATTAGCTTTCCTGTACCTCTAAGCCATCTTTGGACTTCTCCCATATGTTCGTAAGGGATAGTTACATCTTCTACAGGATAGTCATAGGCTTCATAATCACCATGCCATTCAGTTAGGGTTCTGCTTCTACCCAATACTTTAATTTCATCTATGTTTGGAATAGAAGAGATAACCGGTAACTCGTTAGCAATTATTAAGCCATGATCTAACAATGCGTTTTCTCCTTTGAATACAAAGTTAGGTGTATCTTTTTCTAAATAATCACTCTTCATCATCCTGGAATCCCTCCATTTCCAATTAATCCTAATTCTGCAGAACGTTTCATTCTTCTATTTAATTTAAGCAATTCACTTGGACTATTTGTATTTAACTGCCCAAAATGGTTATTTATAACTACTGAATCCTTACCTTTTGAAGCACCAGAAATACCTTTAGCTTTTTCGTCACTAGATAACGGCGTAACTTTTGTTCTGCCGTTCATACTTGTTACTAATTCAGGACCTGCTTCACCAACAATTGCTTGGCCGTTTAAGAAGCTACCTCCTTCAGCAAGGAATGGTATTTCAGAAATGCTGAAACCTTTTCCGCCAATACCAGGAACCCATTTAGGAATCTTGATTCTACTTAAACCACGAATGAATCCGTTAATTAAGCCAATCATGGCATTTAGTGGTGCTTTCGCCATCGCTCCTAAACCTTCAAAAATTCCGCCGAAAATATTCATTACACCATTCCATGCTCTTGACCAGTCTCCAGTGAATACACCAGCTATAAAGTCAATAAAACCTGTAAAAATTCGTTTTCCAGCACTTGCGAAATTATTAAAGTTTTGTTTAATACCATCAAAAATTCCACTGATATAGCCACCTAAAAATTTAAATGATTCAACTCCAACATCTTTGATTCCTCTAAAGAATGCATTGACTCCGTTTCTGAACCACTCAACCTTTTTGTAAGCTACTGCGAAAATAGTAATGAATGCAATAATGGACAAGACTACTAATCCGATTGGACTTGTTAAAAATCCGAATATTGTTCCTAGTAATTTAAGACCGCCGCTTAAGAGCTTCACACCATTGTATATTTTAGTCATGCTAGACATTACCATTCCGAATCCTACTAGTAAAGGACCTATAGCCATTGCAATTAAAGCTACTTTTATAATAAATTGTTGCATTTCAGGACTTAAATTACTCCACCAGTTCGCAAATTGTTGCAATATTTCTGTAACTCGTACCATTGCTGGTTCTAAAGTAATTTGAATAGCTTCAGCTACTCCAGATAAAGCCAGTTTTGCGTTATTCAAAGCCATATCTGCTTTATCTATTGGGTCTAATGTGCTTTCAAACGTATCGCCAACTGCTCCACCACTGTTTTTTGCTACTTCACCCAACTCACTTAAATCAAGAGTTCCTCGTTTAATAGCATCAAACATGACGGATGCGCCTTTTGTTCCGAACACTTCACTCGCCAAAGCCAAAGCATCAGTATCGCTTGTTGCGTTCTTCATGTTTTCTTGTAAATCTCCAAGACCTTGTGTCAAAGTTTTTCCGTCTTTAGCAAATGTTACTGAAGCCTTAGACATGTAACTTAACATTTTTCCAGAATCAAGTCCGCTTTGTTCGAATTTACCAATCATTTCAACACCGTCTTCAAAAGAAAGGCCTAGCGCTTTAATTTGTGGCGCTCCTGTAATTGCTTTATCAAATAAGGTATCAACAGACTGACCAGTATTTTGAGCAACTTTAGTAGTAGCATCTAAGACTACATTCAAATCATCATAAGACATTTCATAAGCTTCAATTACTTTACGCGAATTGATAGCTGATTCAGATACATCAGTATTATTAATTTCAGCAAATTTCAGCATATAATCCGTTGACTCTTCCAATTGCTCATCTAAGAACCCGAACTGTGTATTCATTTCTCCAATCGCATCACCGACTGTTTGTAAATCTAAATGAGTATTGCCAGCAACGTTTTCAAAAGATTCTGTTAAATTATCTGCAGCATCACCAGTTGCTCCTGTTTTCGTAATGATTGTATCCATTGCTTCGTCGACTTCACCAAATGCAGACATAGCAACTGCCCCAAGAGCCAATATAGGAGCCGTTATACCAACGGTCATCCCCTTACCTACGTTTTTGACTTTCTCGCCCGACTCTTCAATCTTAGCTAGTTTTTCAGCCGTATCTATAGACAGGTCGCCTTGTTCTTTTAACGCATCATTTGTAGTTTCTAATGCGCTTCTTAACTTGTTTTCACCTGTTTCAGATTTAAGCAACTGATCATATAGCTTCTTGGATTCATTTGAATACTCACCGGTTTCTTTTACGGACCGTTCATATTCTTCTCGCAACATTTTAGAACGCTTTTCAGCACCCTCTAATTGAATTTCTAATTTACCTTTAGCGGCTTGAAGTTTCTCAGTTTGAGTAGCATCTTTTTTCATTGCTGACACATGGTTATTGTATTCTCTACCAGCAGTATTCATGACACCATTTATTTCTTTGATAGTCTGGGCATATTGTACTTGTCCATCCATTTTGAAATTTAGTACTACGTTACTTTCTTCAGTTTTCGCCAAATAGTTTCACCTCCTACCAATAAGGACTTTCACTAATTGACATAGTGTCTTTCCCTTTTTTGAAAACATCTGGATTATTCGTTTCTAAATGTAAAATAAAAGATTTAAGCCACAGTTTTGGAGTTGATTTTAAAAAGAAATCAAGGTCCCAATTTAGAAGAGTTAGCGCAACATACAAATAAAAATCCCAAGGGGTTCCATTATCTACCTCTTGCGATTTTTTCCTTTTTTGTTTTGGTTTTTCTTCTGAAAGTCCTGTGGCTGTACTGATTTTTTTAAGTCCTCATCCTCAAAGTTTTGCGACATAAAGACATCAAGACATATTTGATAAATGTTTGTTACTTGCGAGAAAGGAATGGAGCGTTGCAATTCTTCTGGAGTACATTCTGTGCCGCCAGATCGTACCATTCCATAAATTAATGCTCGGATGATTTTCATGTTTTTTCTAGTAGCAACGATTGCTTCTTTACCAACAAATTCATCATTCAAATCTCTTTCGAAAACTGAATAGTCTTCACCGTAGACATCTGCAATAAATTCCATAGCATCCATCCCAAAACTAATTGGGATTTGTTCGTTCTGGATTTTTATATAATCAATGTTTAATTCAACATTTACTAAGTCACTTAATCTAGCCAAACTATTCACCTACTCCTAGTAGCGTTAATTGTTCTTCTTCATAAATAACCGTATCAATGAATTCGTCAAGAGTAATCATATCTGTGCCAATCCTTGCACTGTCATAAGAAGTATTAAGAACTTCGTTATACAACAATGGACTAGCTTTCATAGTCAATTTAACGTCTTTAATTTCATCATCATCAGTAGTTGTTTCGTACTCTGTATCAGTTGCTAAAGTTAATTGAACACGAGGATACCAGACTGCCATTCGTTCTCCGCCTTCAATACGTCCAATAAAACCAAACCCAAAGTAAGGCATTTCTTTTGCTCTAGATCGATTAAACACAACTCCTTTTACTGGAGTAATGCCGTTCAATTTATCTAATAAATCGATTGGCATACCGACATGATCTAATCCTAATTCGTGTTCAGTTTCTTTACTTACACGTCTAAATATTTTACTTGAAGCATATTTCACTTTTTCTGAACCGTTACCCTTAACCGCTAACTTAACTGCAATAGGCAAACGCTCAATGTTTGTTTCGTCATAAACTGGTTTGACATTTGGTGCATCTGGTGAAGTCATTGGTACAAAAAAAACGTCGTCAATTCCCTCAAAATATAAAACTTTCATTATCCCAGCTCCTCAATTAATTTTTTTGTCATGATATCTTGTATCTTTTCTTGATTTTGTTCCCAAGTTCCACTAGCAAAATGCTGCGCTTTTAAATTAACTGTTCCGTTTTCTATGAACCGCCAATAAAAAGCCGTGTCTTCGAAAATAACGGCTACTTGTTCATCTTGTATTTCAACTTTTATATGATCTTTAGCATGCTTTTTCTTCATGAGTGAAACCGGAATATTTGGAATCATCTTTTCTACATAATATTCAGCAGCTTCTTGAAGTGAATCTAGAGAAATTTTCTCCACATCAACTTTTACTAACTTTCCAAAGTGCTTTGACATATCAGCAAACCCGTTGTTATTACTCGACATTTTCAATACACCTCACATTAGTAAAAAAATTGGTTACCGTATCATCGTTTTCATCGCCTTGAATAGATATGATTGAACTGAATGGAACTTTATTCTCATTGAACTTCTTAGTAATAACGTTAAATTCTTCTTCAGTTCCTTTTGTATAAAGAGAAACTTGATAGAGTAAACGTCTTTTATAAATCGATCCAGAAGCACGTTTGAAATCTTCTGAAATATATGAATAAACAATGAATGGATAAACAGATGTCGTTGGACCTTTATCTCTATAAACCTTCAAATTTGTTGACTTTAAAAGCGTTCGTAATTGTTGGAAATTAATTGACATAGGATAAAGACACCTCCATAGTCCGTTCGTTTTCTTTTGTATAAATACGTTCAATGTTATAAATTATTCCTTTGATCCTAATGCGATATTCTTTTTGATTGTCTTCAATATTGCGATCAATACGACATTCGATTTTTTTCATTACTTCATTTTGATCTTTAGTAGTGAATTTATCAGTCGCCGTAACGCCAATATTGTTGTACTTAATATTTCTTTCTTTTGGATAACTCATTATTGGCCTGTCTGTGTCAGGATCAATCGTTTCCCCTAATTTTAGAAGCTCACCCGTCCATTTAAGATTATTAGTCTGTCGTTTCGGCATATTGATTAAACACCTCCTGGACAAAGAATGGAGTCAGTGCATCTAATGCTTCACCTAATTCTTTTTCAGCAACACTATAATCAAACATGATTCCAGCAACCATCATGACTAGATAATCCTTCTGGCCACCCGTGGCAGTTAGTACATAATCTTTAGCAGATTCAATATAAAAAGAGAGCATGGAATCATCCATACCCTCCTCAAATTGCAAATGTAATTTTAATTTTTCTTTTAAACTTAATTCATCCATAAGCTATTAGCCTCCTACTGGTGCTGTAGCTCCTACTTCGTAACGGTATACAGATGCTTCGAATGGAGAATAAATCAATTGACCATCTAACAAGTTGTATATTTGGAATCCAATACGGTTTGTATCAGAGAATTTTTCAACTAGTTTTTGAATTTGTAATGCGCCAATAACATCTTGAATATGGAATGTTTTGAAATCACCAAAATAGAAAATAGGTTTAGTTGAATCAGTGCCATCCGCTGCATCAGTAAAGTCAACTTTGTGTCCTAATAATTTATAACTAACTTCATCACGACCTGTGTCATACAATAAAGGACGACCTTGTCCATCTAGCAAACCTTCTAATACTGTAAGAGCAGCACCGTTAATAATCCACATTGCTTTCTTACGTACTTCAGTAGTAACTTGACCTTTCATTTTAACAAGCTCTCTGTATAAAGTGTTTTCCAGTCCAGACTTAGTTAAATCTACTGCAGCTGATTCATAGTAGCCTACTGCTTTTTTAGACAATGCTCCAGGGTTTAAAGCTTTAGGATCATTACCGTTAAACATGTATTCAGTTTCTTTACGAACGTATGCTTTTTTCAATTCTTCGATTACGATATCTTCAACTTTGTAACCAGGATCAGCCATGTTGATTAGTTTTTTAGAAATTGTTGCTAGTGCATCAAATTCTACAGGGCTTAGGTAAATTTCATCAAATTCGATATCTGTTTCTGGAATTGGATTTGGTACAATATGACGTTCTTGTCTAATTGCGTTGGCAACTGCTTTCTTAACCAAGACAGGATATTTAACATTGCCTCGAGTTTTTACAGTTGTTCCATATTTACGTAACAAGTTTTCTTCTTGTGAGTAAGTTAGAATTTCAGTAGCTACCACTTCAGGAATTAATACAGATCCGTTATTTGTTTCTACACCTGCAGCACGTGCTTCTGATTCAGTGATGTGTCCAACTACGAATTTAGCAAAAGCAGAACGTTTTTCTAATTCTTTTTTAGCAGTTGATACATGGCCACGAGTGCTTAGTCCACTTGCAATAGCTGTTTGAATAGCAGAGCGCTGTTCTGGAGTTATTCCAGGTGCTTTGGAACGATTTTCTTTGCCCTTTTCTTTGCCCTTTTCTTCGTCGCCTTCGCTACCTTCACCTTCATCACCAGAACGTCCTTCGGAACCTTCTTCACCTTCAGAGCCCTCTCCACCAGCTTCTCCTTCTTCACCTTCGTTTCCTTCAGCTAAATCATCAGCAATAGTTTGTAATTGTGCAGAAATTTCTTCAATCTCTGTTGTAATCGCTGGTAAGTCTGCTTCACGTAATTCTGGGTCTGCAGCCTTTGTTCTTAATTCTACTAATCTTTCTTTATTTCTTTTTTGCAACGCTAATAATAATTCCTTCTTTTTCATATTACTTTTCCTCCAATAGATGATTTATTTTTTTTATAATGGACATTCTTTGTTCTACGTTGCTATCTAATTCTTTGGATCTAACAAGTGATACTTCTGTATCGTCATAAGCGGGTAAAGAAACAACTGAAACCTCATATAAGTTAACTTCATTAATTGTTCTTAATGCTGGCTCAACTGCATAGTCCCATGTTTCTTCAGTAGGAATAAATCCAAATGAACATTGGTTAATGTCTCCACGTTTCATACTTTCAACTAAGTCTCTTGCTACTGAAGTGTTAGGCAACTCAACTTCAAACTTCAAACCACGCTCGTCTTCTTCAAGTCTTAACGTTCCGCTTTTAGTTCTTCCTAAAACATTTCCCCAATCATGGTTGAACAAGGCTCTGATATCTCCACCACCACTTGCAATTGTTTTAGAGAATGCTCCAGGATTAATGGTTTCTTCAAACCATTCACCAATAAGGGTTTTTGAATTAAATACTGCAGCATAACCACTTATTACATTTACTTTTCCTTCATCTACATCACGAGTTGTTAAGCCAGTGATATCAAAGTCCCTCGTTATTTTTTTCGGCATTTTTTTTATCACCACCTTTCAATGAATCATCAGTAGAACTACTCAAATCTTCGCCACCTATTAAGTCTTTAGAAATATATAATTTGCTAGATTCTTCTGTATTCAAACGTTGGAACCCAAGCATTTCTCTAGAATCATCTGGAGAGGTAATCATTGTTCGAACCATGTTATAAGCAATATTCGTTTTAGTACTGTAAGGTACAAAATCAAGAATATTAATTTTGAATTTGATTCTTTCTTTAGAATCTTGGCCGAAAAAAAGAAGACTCATATGGTCTTCAAAGTTTTTCATTATTGGACGTACTGCTTTGTTATGCAGATACATCATTGCTTTTTCTAAATCTGATTTTGTTAATGCTGTATAGGTATCAACATTGATTCCCAAAAATTTTCCCAGGTCTTTTTTATAAACATTTAGATAAGCTAGTGTTTTGTCATCATCAATTGGACTCTTCATAGTTTCAATTTTATAACCCTTACCAAGTGGAATCATCTTAACTGAATGCGCCTGGTCAATACTTTCCAATTGGTCCAATATTCTTTTAATCAGTTTTGATTGGGCGCTATTGCTTGGATTTATATGTGCATCTAGTACCAATAAAAAAGCCATCAGACCACCTTTAGTATATTTGTCTGTTAATGCCTTCTCGGCAGACATAACACCTTCTAGTGTGCTTTTTCCTAGCTGTTTAAGACCAACACCCTTCAAATGATTTGTTCCAATATTTTTAATGTGTCGAATTAAGAATTGAGGTATTTCAGTTCCACCAATTTTAAAATGTTCAATCAAGCGATCGTCAATTTCAGTTGCTACATTGTTAGCTAAATGAATTTGTTGGCCATCATAAACCGGGAACACTTCTCCTTCAAGTAAATAAGTATTCGTCATTAATTTAATGAGTTCAGATTGAGTTAAATAGTGGTTAGGATTTCGAATAACATTTAATACATGATGGTTTTTTATTTCGTTACCATCATCATCCTCAACGACTATGTCCGCTAACATTAATTGATTACTAATGTCTTGCATCAATTCATAGACATCACTAGATTCTAAAATGTTTTCATCGTTTAAATAATGACCGCCATACCTTGCTGAACTGGAAAATATATCTTCAACTATTCCTCTTTTTTCAACTTGCTTCAAAAGGAAATTTGATACTCTATCACGTAATCCCATGTTGTGTTTTTCACCGCCTCTCGTTATCTATAAATTTCATCAAGCAAGTCATCCATTCCCTCGTTATCAATTGCTACCATTTCATACATCGTTTCTTTGTGCGCTACTAAGAAGGCAATCACACCATCAATTTTCTTTTTAGATTTTGATTTACTTGCTGCTTTCATTCCTAATAGATTCACACCAACGACTAGATTTAATAAGCAATAAATAAACAGTGGGTTGTCAGTGACTAGTTGCTTTTTATAAATGATTCTTTCCATGTCATCAATTGGCGCATTCATTACTTTTGGAAATTGTGAGACAGCTGCAGTTTCTAAGCCTAAATTTTCTAGCTTTTCAATTAACGATGCGCTCATGGCTGGATCATAATTTAATAACTGAACATCATATAGATCCATGCATTCAACAATGTATTCTTGAACCATGTCTTGGTCTATCATCTTTCCATCACAGAAAGTAACGTAACCTTTTTCAGCTAAATCTTGATAAGGAACGTTATCTTCTTGTTCCCTCAAATCGATATCCTCATTAGGAATGAAATACATTTGCTTCACTTTCAACAAAGGATTTCCTTCATCATCAAACGTCGGGAAATTTAATGAGACACACGTTAAGTCGGTTGTCTTAGATAAATCCAGTCCCAGGTAAACCATTTCTCCATCAAGTGGTCCAAGATCATTAACCAATATGTGTTCCACCTGATCATTATCAAAGAAGTTTTCTGCCCCATTAACAAATACATTTAAATGCTTTGTTAAGAATTCAGCCTTTGCATGTGCGGATCTAGTAGCTTTAGTAAACGCTGGTATCATTTGTTCGATTGAGACAGACACGCCAATATTTGGATTAACCATTGCCCAGACTTTTTTATCAGTCCAGTCATAATTTTTATTGGGCTCCCAAATCATCACAAAGTTGGAATCATCATCATCGCTTTTCAGAACTGCTTTTGCTTCTTGATAGACACGCATACCAACAGATGAAGAACCTTTACCTGCAGTAGAAATATTAAACATGATTGGTTCTGGTCTTGAAGACATAGCACTCTTAAAGTTATCGTATTGTTCCATCTTGACTTGCTTATGCAATTCATCATTCAATACAAATTGAGGATTCGAACCTTCAATATTTTCAATATTTTTCGATTGAGCAATAAATTTATTTTGATAGGCTCTATCTTGAAAAGTATATTCGTAAACAATTGAAGAAATCGTACCTTTTGGACCTTTATAAATAGTGCTAGGATTGTTTAGCACATCATTATTTAAAACGGTAGCTGCAAAAGGTTTAGCTGCATATTGCGTTTGTTGGAAATCAGAAGCACAAGCATAGCAACTGGCATTTAAAGTACCTTCTCCATACATCGTATATCCTAAAGCACCAACTCCAACAAGAGTTTTACCGTTCTTTTTAGGTATCTGAATGTAAGCCTCACGAGTTACGCGTACTTCTTGACCCTTTTCATTTACATGCATCCATCCGTATATCCACGAGTATATAAATTTCTCCCATGGTTCCAACAAAAAAGGTTGGCCGGCAAGTTCACCATCAGTATGGTAAACAAACGACTCAACCCAATCCATCATTTCATTTGCGCGATCTACATCAAACCAAATATCTTTTCTCTTTTTCCATTTGTAATAACGATTTACAGAATCTTTAATTGTTTGAGGATATTTCTTAGGACTTTTACGAACCATTTTTGCATATTGATCAGCATAGTTCACACTGCGTTCTATCAAGCCTTATCACGCCACTTCGCTCGATGTGCTGCTAGTTCGTCAACGACTTCCACCGGTTTTGTCATAATGGTATCATGCTTTGCAGTACTGCCACCGGTCACAAAGTTTTTAGGTTTGTGTTTATTTGTTAGACCTAAATCACCAAGAGCTTTCATCTTTTTATCAGACCAGGTTTCAACTTGTTGAGCTAAAGGATGCTTAGAATTATTAGTGGCGCCAGACTTATTTGTATACCTTTGAGTTGTTGGAAAACCTTTATCTCTCCATTCAATAAACATGGTTTGATAGATTTCAAAGATATCTAAATAGCTTTCAAATAAAGGGTCCAGGGTTCGAGTGTAAATATCTGCTTCACGCATTATCTTTAAAACACGATCTTTTTCTTCGTTAGTTTTCTCGGCAACAATCGCTTGCCTTTGTTTTTTTGTGGACAAATAGTTACACCCCCCTTTCTTTTTTTATTTTTTTGTCCAGCGACGGCCGTGCCTCCCCCTAACCTATCCCCCGAAATAAAAAATAAAAAAATTTTGGTAGGGGGGCCTATCCGAAATAGGTTGGAAATACTTTTTCTTCGCCAACTTTGTTTTCTTCTTTAATATGGCATTTAGGACAAAGAAGAATTAAATTATTTAAATCTAATTTCAATAAAGGATTCTTTTTAATTGGTATCTTGTGATGCACGTGTGCACTTCTTCCAAAGACGAACTTGCCACATCGCTGACAACAACCGAGATCTCTTTCATAAATAAAATCTCTTGTAGTTTTCCATTCATCAGATTTATAAAATGATTTGTTCTCGTGGTGATAGATATCCTTTTGCTTCTTTTTCTTAGCAGCAGACTTCTTAGATCGCTTGTGTTCGTCACAGTGTGCACCTTTGGCTATCTTGTTGGTGCATCCATTAAACTCACAGTACTTCATCTTCCTCAACTACTTCTTCACCTTTGATATGCTTCAGTACTTCTGCTTTAGTCTTAACTTCTTTAGGCAGCTCAATCTCTAATGATGCAGCATGTTCTTTCAATTGCTTAAGGTTCATTGAATCAACGTCTACTTCTTCAACCTTTTTCTTTTCTTCCACATGAACCATTGACTTAGGATTTTCTGTTACTTCAAAGCCTGGCTTCTTTCCAGCAGGTACAAACACGCTGCGTTTTTCAATGTTGTCCCAGTATTCAGTTCCTTGTGCTGTCTTTCTAATTTCTGTTCGCATTATCAACCTCTCCTTTTTTTGTATAACAAAAGAGCAACTACATTTAAGCAGCTGCTCTTTCGTCGATTTCTTATGTTGTTACTATAATCTTTTAAAAGCAATAAAAAATACAAGTACTGTTATTACATTAATCTGACATTTGATGCATCTTATTTTGAACTTCTTCCCAATCATCTAGAAAGTCTAATCTCCTTCTTAATTCAGCGTGTTTCTGCCTGATATGACCATGCGAGTAATTTAGTTCTTCAGCAACAACTTCTAAGGATTTACCTTCAACATACTTCATCTTAAGTATCTGGTTCTCTAATCCTTTAAATGTATTAATTAAAAGAAGTAAAGACGCATGCATCTCTTCTTGAAAGGTTAATTCGTTTTCTAGTAGTTCTAATGTTTTTTCAACTTTCGAACCTTTTGATTCTTTGACTAGGAATACTTTACCTAAGTCTGTACTATCTTCCCAACGTTCTAATTCGTACTTTGTTCTTCTGATATTCCATTTAAGATAAGCAATTCTTTCTTCAGTCTCTTGATAATCTTTCAGCCATTGGAATTTTATGATGATCACCTACCTCTACTTATTGTTCTGTTAAAATGGTAAATCATCATCTGAAATATCAATTGGTTGTCCATTAGATTCAAACGGATCACGATTCGAAAACTGACTACTATTCTGATTGCTAGATTGATTTGAATTGTATTGTTGAGTATTTGTCTGTTGATAGTCTCCATTTGATTGTGCGCTGTTTTTAGAGCCAATAAAGGTAATGCCATCTACTATGATTTCATCACGATAAACCATCTTGCCGTCTTTCTCATGATTGTTATTTTGAAGATGTCCTTCGAATGCGATTTGAGAACCTTTGGAGAAATTATCTCTAACGAGTTCTGCTGTCTTGTTGAAAGCTTTGCAGTTGAACCAATCTGTTTCATATTCATTTGTTTGTTTGTTCTTGAATTTTCTTTTAACAGCAATACTAAAACTGGCCATTGTTCCGGCTGCGTTGATTTGTGGATCTCTTCCTAATGTTCCAATGATATTTATTGAATTCATTTACCAAACCACCCTTTAACTTTAACTTTTAACTTATTCCATTTGCCAGGTTCTTCTACTGGAGCTGGTGATTCTGGATTAAGTTGTGACCCGAAATTATTCATGTCATTTATGGCGTTCTGAAACCTTTCTACCTCTGTAGGTTCTTTAACTGAATGAACCGTCATGTCAGGACCTTCAGCAAAATCAATTCCACCTAACCATTCAGCTTGTTCAACTGCAGTTTCTTCTATAACAGATAACTCCTCAATCTTTAACTCTTCAACAATTCTAGTAACTTCTTTTCTAAGTGGTTTCCAAAAGAATTTGATGAAATACTTTCTTTCAAAATCAGTTAGTAGCTTTTCGGTACCAATTTTATTTATAATACGTTTGGCCACTTTCTGTTTTATCCGCTTATTCATGTTTATTAGCCTCCAAGAATTCGATTAACTCCTTTGCAGATTCTTCAGTTAATTCAGTTCTGTATTCTTCATTATCAAAGAACTTAACGAGTACTTGACGTGTCTTTGGCTGTTCTGGTTCAATCGTATAACCATCTAGAATAGCTCTTGCAGTTTCTGTTTGGTTGTCATTAATCCATTCATAAGTTTCTTGATTACACTCATTTGGCATTATATAAGAATAATAAAAACACTCTGAAACAGTTCTACCTTTAATAAAATCAGCAACAAACTGCGGAATCACTGGTAGTTCTGGTTTAACTTCTTCAATTTGTTTATCTAACTTGCTAACCATATCTAATACTTCTTGTTTAGCAACATAGCTCCTTACCTTACTCAGTTTATTAGTTAACTCTTTTTTCTGGCCAAACTGATATGTGTTCATTTCTTGTATTGCTGTTCTTAATTCTTCCTTCTTCATTCCACTTCCTCCAATTCAATTTTATATACGACCATAACCAGTTCTTCATCTTGAGTACCTGCTATTTTAATATCAACTACTTCAATATCTGGTCTATTCTTAAGCCAATAATTTACTTCTTCATCAGTACCGCAATAAACTTGATGAACTTTTTTGTTTTCCGGTACTGGAATAACCGGTTTCGGAATCGGAGTCTTCCACTCTCCGTCTCTTGATCTTCTAACCACTGATCCAACCTCCTACTAAAGTTAATATCTTAATCAGTACCACCCAAGCTCCATACCAGATAGATAATGAAATAAATACGACAGCTCCGATTATTGCTAGTAGACCGAATGCGACTAATGCATTTTGGATTACTTTGTTGGATTCATCCATTCCGCATCCCTCACTCTCTCCAAAAGTTTAATTTGCCGAGTAAATTCAATTTGTTCTGATTCATTAAACATCTTGATTGCTACAGCTTTATTTCTATAAAGATCAGCGATTGCTAAATCAATATTGTTTCTAATATCTAATCCGTGCTGAGCGATTGAATTAACTTTTCTACGTTCACTGATTGTAATTAAATCTGGACGTTTAACTCTTATAGTTCTCATAAAAGCTTTATCATCAGCTAGACTTTGATACTTATCTGGATCTCTTGTATCGATAAAAAGCTCGTTACGCTCTTCGCCAATCCATTGCCTTCTATTTCTTGGATTCATACTATCCCTCGATTTCTTTGTTGGATTTTCTTTTTCTCTGCCTGGTCCATTACCAATAAAGCAACATCCAGGATCTTGCAATTCAAAACCCTGGCGATTTCAGTGCTGCTTTTATTGTCGTTCCACATTTCAACGAATGTCTTAACTTCTTCTTCATCCCAAATGAATCTAGCATCTTCCAAAATCAAAACTTTCTTTGTCATTTTTTATACTCAACCCAAGCTGCAGCATAAGGAGCAAAGTACTGTCTTGCTTTGTCCAGATCATTCACGACTGCAGTTTCTTTAGTTTCCATTTCTTCAGCGATTTGTTCATAAGTCATGCCATCACCCAAGTATTCAAGAATCGTTCTTGGGTTTAATTCTACGTTTGGCGGCATAGTGAGTGAAGATGTATCTCTGATAAATGAATCAACATCATCCATTTCAACAATGAAGTCTTTGATTACTTTATTATCGATACCATCAATTGATGTTTGTTCTTCTTTGACTTCAACTACAATGCCGTCACCGTTAACCATATATTTGAAGTAAGGAGTATCATTGACTGAATCATAAGGAATGCTGTAGCTGATTACTGAAGGTTGGATCACCACGTTTACTGATTCTCCGATTAGTTGATTGATACTTTCAAACTTGCCATCTAGTGATCCGTTTTCGATTGAAAGGACAATTTCTTGTTTGCCACCTTTGTTCATTTTTACCGCTTTAATTGTTGGTCTGAATTCTACTGTTTTTGTCATATCTTTTTTCTCCTTTTTTGTGTTATATTTTATTAAATACATAAATGAGGTGATCCTTTTGTCAAAATATATATGTCCTTACTGTGAAACTACATTTTCTCTTTCCGATGTAAACTATAGTGAATATAGGCCTGACTTTAGATTTTAGGATAATTCTAACCGAGGTTATATAGAATCAGGAGAAAGAGTAATTCCAGTTTCTGAAGTTGAAATTGCCTTTTATCATTGTCCAGAATGCTCTAAATATTCCATAGATCTAAAGGGAAAAGGAATAGAAACCAAATCCATTAATTTTAGGGCTCTACCTTTCGGACATTCTAAGGAATTACCAACCTATGTTCCTCGAGCTATTAGAAATGATTATAAAGAAGCAAGTTTAATCAAATCTTTAAGTCCTAAAGCATCTGCAACTTTGTCTCGAAGATGTTTGCAAGGTATGATTCGCGACTATTGGGATGTATCAAAAGGAACTTTATATAAAGAAATAGACGACATCAAAGATAAAGTTACTGCTCAACAATGGTCTGTACTAGATGCAGTGAGAAAAATCGGTAATATTGGAGCACATATGGAAAAAGATATTAATGTAATTGTTGAAATCGATCCTGATGAAGCTGAAAAGTTGATTAAATTAATTGAGTACCTCATTAAAGAGTGGTACATAAATCGTCATGAAACTGAGCAATTATTTGCTGATATATTAAAGATTGATTCAGATAAGGCATCTGCTAAATTATCAAAGTAAATTAATTTGATGTTCTACTAAAGTTCTAACTGTTACTTCAATTCTGGCCTTACTGGAATAATATTTTCTAGCAATTAAATCAACTACTTGGCCATCATCTTTCCAGATGATGCCTTTTAGTGCATCTAAAATACCTTTTGCATAGTTATCAGCATCTGGTTTAGTTATTGGTCTAAGTTGGCCAAGTTCAGCAAGTTCCATATTTCTTTTGCTGAAAGATTTGAGAGACTCTTTATAAATAAGTATTTCAACCTCTAACTCGCCTTCTAATAGCTGTTTAGGCTTATGTTGCATTGCGTGATAAGCAACTATCTTTTTATAATCAACACTCTTCTTGGGATCATATGCTCTTGCATGGCCACCAATAGTTGTGAACTTTGGTCTTCCTTGTGGTACTGGTTGACCAGGTACAGTAATTTTAATTTCCATACGACACCTCGGCAATTTGTAAATTTAAAGCTGCTTTCTTTGCTCTAATTTCTTTCAGATAATCTGACGTTGATTGTCTATCATGAATGCAATACTCGCATTTTTTAATTTCCACAACTCCAGTAAATTTCTTTTCATGCATCACTCCATCGACACAATTCGGATGATTACATTTTTCCAATTCATTTCCTCCTAAAAGATTATTTCGGATCGTTTATCTTTAATTTTTTTAAATGTAATAATGCTGTCAGCTGCTTTAGCTCCTCTATACATACGACTCAATAATTTTTGATCATACATACGATTTAATTCAGTGCTGGTGAGATTTGTAGTAATGATGGTCGGTTTATTCATCCTTGCGTTAATTACTGCGTACAAAGTCCTCACTGTAAAATCAGTCGCTGTTTTATCGCTACTAATCGCTCCAGTTTCAGCTCCTAAATCATCCAAGACTAATAAATCAGCTTTACCTAATCTTTCTACTAATGATTTTTCTGTATAATCAGCTCCTCTATTACTGAAGCTATCTTTAATACGTCGCATTAATTCATCAACTGATACAAATAAACATTTCCTGTAAGGAGTACTGTTGTCATTAACTGCTTGAAGAATAGCCATTGATAGGTGACTTTTACCTGTTCCTGGGTTACCGCTCATTAAGGTATTGAATACTTTCCCATCCAGATAATCTTTAGCAATTAATCTAGCTCGTTTTTTGTTAATGGCTGTTTCCGGTTCGTCTTCTTCGTAAGTTGCAAAAGTAGCATTTTTGATTGTTTCATCTGCAAGTAAAGATAGATTACCTAACCAACCATATGTTGATCGTTTCATATGGCTATCTGTTCTTTCTTTTATAGTTTGTTCGTTTTCTTGTTCCATTCTTTCGTGAGTGCAGGTGACACAAAACGGCTTGCTGGAATCATTAATTTGAATCATTGGTTGATTATGAATCTCGCAAACAACGTTTGATTCTTTTAATTTTTTCAGTAAATCAAAATTCAGGCCATCCATTTTCATTCCCCTTTTGCTGTGAGTATTTAGGTTTTTGATTTAAGTAACCCTCAAACTTAGTTCCGAACAAAGTAGTTGGCCGAAGATACTGAATCATATCTGGTTTTGATGACCACTCATTAACTTTGTTATCAATCACTTTTTTAAAATCATCTTCAGAAAACTTTTCATTCAATCTTGCATCTATTAATCGTTGAGTAGCTTTACTAGATGCTTTGAAATTCGTCCCAGCTTTTTCATTCAGATAATTCACAACCGGACTATATATATCTTTATTCTTATCATTCTTTTCATTCTTATCATTCTTGTATGTGTGCGCTTGTTGTTCACTTGTTGTTCGGTCGCTGTTCACTTGATGTTCACTCACTTGGTACTCATGCCAGTTTTTTATTGTAACCACGCTGTATTTCGTGGTTGATGTGATGTTCAACATTTCTTCTTTTTCAAATTTCTTTAACCATCTCCATACAGAACCGCTGTTCACTTGATGTTCACGCATGGCACCTTCATTCATTTCTTTTGTTATCGCATCGCGCCCTGTGACGAATTGACCGCTGTTCAGCTGTATCTCTTTTCCGTTAAAAATAAACTTGCTTCCTTTGTGACTAGCCTTCATTAAACAAAGCATCCAAAGCTTTAGCATATTTGGATTTGTCCAAACGAATGAATTAGTTATTTTCCTATAAAGTTTTATATAACCAATTTCCACTCCGCTCTACACCTCCTATGCTATATAGACTGGAACACCAGTTAATTCTTGTACCTCAAGTTTGAATAAGTCTTCATCACTATTTGAATCTGATAAGTGAAGCAACCATACTTCCTGCAGTTGATCACTCGCATTTACTTTTATAAATTCTTTTGAGTTTTCAAATTCAAAGTGACTTGTTAAGATTCGATTCTTTAAATATTGTGCGACTTCTTTTTCTTCAACTTTTTTTCTAATGATGTCTAAAGAATAATTTGCTTCAATCATCATGTGCGTAATACCTTTGAATTTGTATTTCACGTAATAGGTATCAGTTACAAATAATAATTGTTCACCTAATTGATTCTTGAAAAGAAATCCAGTAGGTTCTGCAGCATCATGATTCACATCAAATGAAGTGACTGACCAGGAACCAATTTGTACGCTCTTACCTATTGCAAGTACGGTTGCTCGATGATTCGGTACACTTAATGCGTTTAAAGTTCCTTTTGAAGCGAAAATATCAATTGAAGTGGTATTCAATACTTTCTTGATTTCTTTTGAGTGATCACCATGTTCATGAGAAATACACATTCCGGCCACTCGTCTAAAATCAAACATCATTTTTTGTTTAACCAGTTCTAGCTTGATTCCACATTCAATTAATATCTGGGAAATACCATCATCGATTAGATAAGCATTCCCAGCACTTCCACTACCAAAAGATTTTATGTTAATCAAAAGGGATCTTGTTCAGTTGGAGCTTCATTATTTTCATGAACTGGTTTTTCTTCGTGATTAATTATTTCTCCATCTTCATTCACTTCAGTGTAATGAGCTTCGAAGTATTCTGTATTAGCTTTCTCTTCGACTTCTTCTGCAACTTCAGCTTCCTTAATTTCATCACTTTGTTTATTGAAGAATTCAGTCATTACGCTGCTATCATCCGAACTGTTAATGAAATTCTTACATGCACGATTGATTACTGTTTTCTTGGCCATTTCCTGAGCAAATTTATCATGAGTGCTACCTGCTTTAGGTGCCTTCTGGTCTTTTCCCCACATTTTTGATTGAGACCATGCTGCAGTAATTTCTTCAAATGTCATCAACTCAATATGGTTTTCTTTTTCATCTGGCATCACTACCGTTGCATAGGCGCCGATTATTTTATCTTTGTTAATATTTCCAAATTTTTGTTTGTGGACCAGGTTCTTAATCGTTCCATTTGTTAAGTCATAAGTTACGTCATCACCTTCATAGATCACTTGACCTACAATGTCAGTAGCACCAGTTACTCTTTTAGTGACGGCCATCGTTCCAAAATAAGAACGTTGGAATGTTAACTTACTTCCATACATAATGAAGTATCCTTGATTCTTTTCTGGATTCAGTCCTTGAACAACCATGCTTAATAATGCGTTGGCCACACTATCTTTTGTAGCAACTTCAAGTGCTGGTTTATAATCTTTTGTTTGAACCTCTTGAAGTTTTAACCATGCTGATCTCATTGCATTTCCTGGAGAATAATCACCTGGTAAATCTAGTTGCCCTTCTTTTACGAATAGAGACACCTTTTTTTCTACGCTATCCGCGATTTGTTTTTGTTGTAATACTAATTCGTTGTTTGCCATTTTATATTTCCTCCTCTAATTTAACTGCAGTCGTACATTTCGATTTGTTCTTTCTTGATTCAAATCTTTTCTTACCTGTTGGAGTAGTCATCCATTGAATGTAATCCGGTTTAACTCCCATTTTTATTGCACACTCTTTTGCTGTACCGATAGTAATGCAGTCCTCGCCTTTGTAAACTGCGTATTCAACCACTACTGCACCTCCACTTTAAATACTGGGTCATCACTAACAATCAATGAAATCATTTGCGCTTGTGTATCAATCAATTCATTTACGGATTCGGCATTGTCTACAAATATTGGAGCCGATACCTGGTAATGATTTGAAAGAGTATTGATAATATCTAACCCAACATTGATTCGTGCAGCATTGTTTAAGTTGGTGCTGTATTCAGAACCACCATACGTTGCTTCACATACTTCATTGATTCCGCCATTCTTTTGAATATCGAATAATTTAAAGTTGGCCATGCTGAATTTTGCGTTTATTTCTTTCTCCAAGAGTTGAACTTTACGTCTAGTAAATTCATCTGTAAGATACTCTTGACGTTCAAGCTCTTCATAAGTTGAAGCTAGATTGCTGTGTTCATCCTTCAGTTCTTGGATACGATTCAATTGTTTTTCTTTTTGACTGAATAAAGAAAGTTGCTGTCTAGCTGAATCGACTGCAGCAGATGATTCACGGATAAGATTGTTGTACTCTTCAATTTCAGATTGTGTAGAAGTTTGTTCTTCAATCATGGATTGCGTTACTTTTTGAATTTCAGCAATGATTGATTTGCTTTCTTTTGAATCTTCGAATTGGCCATGGCGTTCTTTTGTTAAGCTCAACTCTTCTTTGAATCGATCCAATGTGTCTTTAGCAATATCACGTTTTGAGATTAAAGAATGAAAATCATTAGTTAGTTGTTTTATTTCAGTTTCTAATTTTCGAACTTTTTCAGCGGATGCTTTGCCTTGTGCAAGAAGTTTTTCAACTTCTTCAGCTTTTTCCTTATTGAAGGTTGATTTCATTTGTTCTGTTTGATCAGCCGGCAATTCTTGGCCACACATTTTACAAGCGGTTCTGTGAACATCAAACGTTTCTTCTTTTTTTGCTTTATAGATCCTCAACAAATTCCCTTTAGAATCTATTTCTCTTGTTAACGTTTGGTCAGTGTTAGAGATTTGAGATTCTTTTTCCCAAACTGCTTGATTCTTTTCATTCAAATCTATATTCAATTTATTAATATCATTGATAAGTGTTTCAGTTGATAGCTGATTCGTTTGAAAGAAGCGAGCCTTTTCTTCAGTTAACTTCAAATCAAGTTGGCCGCGTTTGTTTTTTAAGTCAGTTATTGCTCCGCCATTTTTTAATTCAGCGATCTTATTTTGACCTTCTTCAATTTTGGTTTTATTTGTTGCGACAAGTGCATTTAATTGTTCCTGGTCAATTCCTTCAGTATTTGGAATGGCTCTTTCTGCTTCATCAAAACGTGCTGTCATTCCGTCAATAGAATTAGCAACGTCTCTTTTCTTAGCTGATATGATTTTCTTTTGTTCCTCAACGCTACGGCCATCAAGAATTTTAGTTAGTCCAGAAAGTTCTTCATTCTTTTCAATTACTTCTTCATCTGTTACACCATCCACTAACTGAAGTAAAACTTCTCTTCTCTTAGTCCAATCAAGTGAATTGAACGCTGCAGGATTGGTTAGTAATTTGAATGTATCTTCATCAATCAATGCATCGATGTATGCCCGAAATTCTTTTGCTGTGTTGCAAGGGACCTGGTTAACGTAATACTTTGTTTTATCCGACTTACGTTCTTTCTCTGTACGTCCTTTAATTTTGGACCACACTTCAACAAGTTCACGTTTCAATAAAATGCGTTGACCATCTACCATGAGTTCAGCTTCAACAACTGGTTCCTTGCCTAAAATTTCATTACGCTCTTTATCGAATGGTTTAGCTTTAAATTTGGACCTTTCAGCACTGTCTTTCCCAAACAACAACCATAAGAAGCCATCGTATAAAGTTGTCTTTCCTACTGCGTTTTGAGCTGATACATCTGCGTTGCTACCGTCTAAAACTAATTTGTAATCTTTTAACCCTTTAAAGTTTTCGTAACGGATCCAATTAATTTTAATATCTTTCAATTCATTCACTCCTTATTTGTGCTATAATTTCGGTATAAAAATATTGTTTCACCGACTGATTGGATAGCCGTCCTTTCAGTCTTTTTGTTGTGCCAACATCTTTTCTCCTGTTTCAAATAAAAATTCTAAAGAATTCTTAGCAGCTAACTTCTTGCTGCTGATCAACTCATTGTCTTTATGAATAGAAACTTTATTGAAATCAGACATCTTAGTAATCCTTACTTCAAGCTCACCCTCTTCTTTGCTGTAGTAATCGACAAAGTTTTTGTTTTTAAACTTCCACGGCATACTTCTCACCTCCCTTCAATTTACATAGAACAGAATCAACAGCGGTAAACAGATAATGATCATTGCTGCAATGGATCCGTAAAATATATAAAAATCTTTTTTAGCTATTCTTCTACTTCCAAAGAAATACATGTTAGATGACCAGATTAGCTTTTTGATTGTTTCTAGTGACATACGATCATCTCCTATATCTATTTTTTTCAAGCCATCTGAAGTAATCTTCAAATCTATCAAGATTGATTAATACAATTTTATGAGTGGGATTAACTACTGCATCAGCAAACTTTGGATTACTTCTCATATCCTTTAACCAATCATTAAGAGTTGATTTGTTCATGCTGTACATTTTGCAGACAACCGCTTTGTTTCCGTATTTAATTTTTGCCCGGTCGGGATCTTGGCTCACTTCATTTAAATTAATAGTTATTGGTTTAGCCATTGATTACACCTCTATTTCTATTTGTTCATCAACTAAAGCTGTATGACCAAGTGATTCTAATAAGTTATGAATAAAGATTCTGCCTTTCTGCGTCCATTTTGTACGAGGATAAGCACCTGTATCGTTTGTATAAGTTTTTGATTTTGTGTAGCCGTTGTTCATGTGTTTTGTAAGAAGAACCCACTGACCTCCTACTTTTCTTTGCACACCCTGAAACGCAAGAACTCTATTCAATTCAATTGCACTCATTCCATAATCAGCGGCTATTTGAGTAATGGCCATTGTATTTTTTGAATTAAGAATTTCGTCAAGATAAGTGATCTTTGGTTCGTATTCTGCAATCAACTGTTCTTGGACAGCGTTTTTTTCAATTAATAATTGTGTTTGTTGTTGCTCTTCAATCCATTGTTTTGCTCTAGCGATTGGATCAGCAATCATATAAGAAGCTGGTGATTGTTTTGATTCCATTTCATTGAACTTCATAACGTATTTTGCTGTGAATAGAACACCTTTTTTACCAGTTAATTTGTTGGCCACCATTTCGCATCCTTGTTTCGTTAATAAGAAACATGGTTGTTTTTTGTTTTGGGAATTAATGTAATAACTTTCAATAAAGAAATCGGACTGTCCAATATTGGCTTCTCCTAAATATTCAACATAAGTGCGAATATCTCTCAATAATTTGTTGTGTTCTTTTCCAACCATTTCAGCAGCTTCTCTTGAATCAATTGCCATAGTTGAACTCAATGCTTTTAGAACATTCATCTACTGTTCCTCCTATATGCTTAATATTTTTTTAATTCTTTTAATGTGCTCTTGTGCCTTAGGACCATCTTTCTTACCGTTGATAATATCTGACAGATAAGCCGCTGACATTCCTAATTCTTTTGCTAATTGAGTCATAGTTAAGTCTTTTTCTACTAATTTAACTCTGACTTTAATCGATAAATCTTTACTCATTTCATCACTCCTTTTCTTTTTTTAGAAAATAAGCTAAAACTTTCAGCTAATTGTTTACACGTTTATACAAATATGCTACAATCAGTGCATAGCTAAATAAGCCATAGATATGCTGTTAATACGTTGGGGAACGTGATTTTATAGTTTATTTCTGATTGCCTTTAGCTGAATGAATTAGCTTATGGATATAGTATATATGCAAATATTCTACACGTCAACCATTTTGTAGCATATTTGTACAATCTATTTTCTTTGAGCTGTTGAAAGGTTGATAACAGTGGGATTATACGAAAAAATAAAATTATTAGCTAAAGAAAGAAAAATATCTATTCGTAAATTAGAAGAGGATTTAGATTACGGGAATGGAACTATCAGAAGATGGGAAGAAAACAGTCCTGGTATTGATAAGGTAGAAAAAGTTGCTGATTACTTCGGTGTAACTACAGATTATCTGTTAGGAAGAGAACCTAAAGAAACTTCTCCTGTTGATCTTAACGAAATATTAGATAACACTATGAGTTTCGATGGAAAGCCTATGAATGATCATGACAGAGAGGCGATTCGTGCTTATTTAGAGGGAAGATTTAGCAATAAGTGAGGATGATTTTATGGATGATATCTTTGAGATGCTTAAAGTTAACAACGTTGAAATGGTTTTACTGGATATGAAAAGCTGCGGTTATTATAATACTGAATTAAAAGTTATCTTCATTAATGAAAAATTGGATGAAGATGAACAAAAAGAAGTAATTCTTCATGAATTAGGACATGTTCTTAATCATAAGGATTTAGCTTCTTTGTATAACAATCCTTCTTACCGTACAAAAATGGAATATGAAGCAACAAAGTATATGATTACATATTTAATTAACGAAGCAGATGGTCAATTTAATTATTCTGATGTATTACAGAATTACAACTTAGGTTTAGGTTGGGAATGTAATTTCAAATAAAAAAAGCCCTAGGCACTGCTGGTAACAGTGGCTAGAGCAAATATCTTATCCTAAATACATTATAACACGCTATTTATTCTTAAACGTATTTTTTGAATAATTAGCACCATAACCATATAGGAGGAATTTAAGTTGGAAAAAGAATTTTATGTAAAAAGTCCTAATAAAGTTAGTATCAATTTAACAGACAAAGCAATCAATATTACAAGAAAAGGTTTTGTTAATTTAATGAATCAAGGTCTTAAGGGTGATAAGACTATTCCTTTAAAGAACATTACTGCAGTTCAATTAAAGAAACCTGGTATGACAAGCGGATATATCCAGTTTGGTGTATTGGGAGGGAACGAGAGTAAAGGTGGAGTCTTTGCTGCAACTCAAGATGAAAATACGATAATGTTCTCTAAAAAGCATTATAACGATATGGTTGAATTGAAAGGATATATTGAAGAATATATCTTCAGAGATGAAGGATCCACAACAATTGTTAACGCACATTCTGGAAAATCAGCTGCAGAGCAAGTTAAAGAATTAAAAGAATTGTTAGATATGGATATTATCACTAAAGATGAATTTGATAGAAAGAAAAACGAGTTGCTAAATCTTTAATTTAAGGAGTGGCCAAGATTAAAATAGGAATGAGAAAACCAAGTATTAAAAAGTCTATTAGTGCCAGAACAACTGGTAAAGCTAAAAGAGCAGTTAAAAAAGCTGTAGTACCTGGTTACGGAAAAAAAGGTATGGGCTTAGTTAAGAATCCTAAAAAAGCTGTTTACAATAAAGTCTATAAAAAAACAACATTTTCTATATTTGATTTATTCAAAAAATAAAAAAAGAACACCCACGCCCCTACCAGAGTTTGTGAGTGTTCAACCATTAAAAATCAACCTGCAATAGGTCTCTTTTCTATGCCCTATTGTATCACAAAATAGGAGGTTTTATCTATGTGGATAGAAACATTAGACAATGGAAAGTTTAAATATGTAGAACGTTATATTGATCCAATGACAGAAAAATATAAAAAGATTTCTATTACAATGACTTCTGATAGTCGTGTTGCTTGGAATAAAGCACAACGTGAATTAAACAATCGCATTGATAAAAAAATAAAAACAATTTCTCAATCTGATATAACATTTGGAGAAATAACAACTAAATGGCAACATGTCTACAAAAATAGAGTTAAACCAAACACTTATCTAAGAAGTACCCTGACATTAAAAATTATCAAAAGATACATACCAGATGATTATATTGTAAGGAATATCAATTCGGTGTTTATACAAGAAACAATCGAATCGATTTATTATACTGAAAATTATTCTTTTTCTTCTACAAAACAATGCAAAACATTATTAAATTCAATATTGGAATTTGCTAAAAAGAAAACTATCATTGCTGTTAACCCTGTATTAGAAGTAGAAATAAAAAAGAAACCGAAAACTTTCGAACAAATAGAAAAAATTGGAAATAAATACTTGGAACCTGATGAACTGAAAACTGTCCTAGATTGTCTGCGTTCTTTTAAAAGTGGAAGAAGAAATGCAAATTTAACGGAATTTCTTTCTCTAACTGGCTTGCGTTTTGGTGAAGCAGTAGCTTTAACGTATGATAATTTTAAAAACGATTTTATTGAGGTTAACGGGACTTTAGACTACCACACTCATAAATCCTCGGCCGGCATTAAAACGACTGCTAAAACGGGTAAAGCTAATCGTAATGTCGATTTAAGCGATCGAGCTAAAGAAATCATTATTGAAGTTATACTAGAAAATAAGCTTTTGAAAAAGGAAGAACATTTCCAAGAAAAAAATTATATCTTTGTTACTAAGTACGGTAACCCTATTGATATTGCAACGTATAATACTTCGCTTAAAATCGCTGCTAAAAAATGTGGCATTGAAAAGAATCTTACATCACACGTCTTGAGGCATACACACATTTCAATATTATCTGAAATAGGCGTTCCTTTAAAAGCAATAATGGATCGTGTAGGACATGAAAGACCAGAAACAACTCTTGGTATTTATACGCATGTCACTAAGAAAATGCAACAAGGAGTAATGCAAAAATTAAACGACTATTATAATTAA